GATTATGCCGCTGATCCCGCAATTCCTTCAGTTGCTTTCGTCCATCTCCCCTATCCAGACGATCTTCCAGGCGCTTGCCCCATTCATCCCGCAACTGCTTGATGTGTTCGTGCAGCTCGCAGTTGTGGTGGGTCAGTCACTCGGTACGGCGCTAACGACAATCGTGCCGCTGTTCATGCAGATGCAGGCCGTGTTCATCTCCGTGTTTCAGCAGGTGCTTGCTACGGCTCTCCCGGTGATTGTGCAGCTTGTGACCATGCTGGGGCAGACGTTCGCTCAACTCCTGCCAATCCTTATGCCGATTGTCACGACCATCATGGAATTGGCTATGACGCTTATTAGCCAGCTCATGCCGATCTTCATGCAACTTGTTTCCACTGTCCTGCCGATGGTGGTTACGATCTTCGGCGCGGTACTCGGTGCTATCGGCCCGCTGATTTCCATGCTGGCCGGAATGCTGATTCCGATAATTCAGATGCTCATGCCTGTTGTGGTTACGGTGTTCGGCGTTATCGCGGAGGTCATCGGGACCGTGATGCAAATTGTTATGGGCATCATTCAGGTGGTCATGGGCATCATTTCGGGCAACTGGGGAATGGTCTGGGAAGGGATCCTGAATATCTTCTCGGGAATCTGGAACACGATTGTTGCCGTGGTTGGTGGCGTGCTCGGGATCATAGGATCCATTGTCCTTAGCGGCCTCAGCGGAATTATGGGGTTCGTCGGTTCCATCCTTGGCAGTATCGGATCGTTCTTCGCTGATACGTGGAACAACATCATCAGCGGCGTCTCCGGCTTCATAGGGAACCTGCTGAACTTCTTCTCCGGGCTGCCGGGGCAGATCATGGGCTTCCTGTCCGGCGCCGGCACATGGCTAGTGCAGGCGGGCAAGGACATCATCAACGGCCTAATCAGTGGCGTCTCATCCATGATGGGCGCGATCGGTAACGCGATCCTGAACCTGATCCCCGGCCCGATCGTGGGCGTGTTCAAGACGGCGCTTGGGATCCAGTCGCCTTCAAGGGTGTTCCGCGCTCTTGGTAAGCACATCCCCGAGGGCCTGAACCTTGGCATCGGGGACGGCGCTAATGATGTGGCATCCACGATGAAGAACCTTGTCACCATCCCGGACCTGCCCGCATCGTCAGCGTCCATGCCGGGCGCGTCGTCTTATGGTGCGGGCCGGAACCTGACAATCAACAACACGATCAACCAGGTTGATGACCCAATCGGGACTGCTCACGCTATTGCACGGCGCCAAGTCGCGCTGTCCGTCTAGGAGGATTCATGCCTTATCCGAGTCCGACTACTTACCCGTCCGGGCTTACCTTCCCTGGCGTGGTGGACGCTTCGGCGCCGCTTGTGGCTGTGGGCGACCTGGTAATGAACGCGATTGATGAGTTCGGGGTTCAGTGGGTTCTGTCCAACCTTGAAGGGTGGGGCTCGCCAGGTTCCACGGCGCAGGCGACACAGCGGGCGGCGGGTAACGGTGCAACAATGTCGGCCGCGTATTTGAAGCCTCGCGTGCTGGTTGGTACGGGCTCGATTCTCACTGAGGATCCGTCGCTGCTTACCGGCGCGATTGACCGGCTGATTGATGCGGTGGACTTATCGCCGTTCCAGCTCACCGTTGCGGAACCTGGTCTTCGTCGCTCATTGATGGTGCAGCGGCAAGATGATGTGTTGCCGAAGAAGCTCAACGCTTACGAGGCTGAGTTTAGCTTCCAAGTGATAGCGAAGGATCCGCGTAAGTTCGGGGATCTTATATCAGTCTCGACGCGGCTGCCGTTTAGTAGTGGTGGCCTTGTGCGCCCGTCTACGTGGCCGCGGACGTGGACGGGCGTCTCTGGTACCGGTCAGGTGACGATCAATAACCCTGGGAACACGCAAGCCCCGGTGTGGTTGCGGATTGATGGGCCAATCCCGGCAGGGGGCCACTCTGTAACGCATCAGGGCAAGAAGCAGACCCTGACCTTTGGAAGTTCTCTGGCGCTCGGAGCTGGAGAGTTTTTGACTGTCGATATGGACCGCCGCGAAGTGTTGGCGCAGGGTCAGGCGCCCCGGTCAGGCTATGTCACTTCCCGTGGCTGGTTCTCCCTCGATCCCGGCGACAACGTGATTGCTTTCTCGTCCGTGAACTACTCCAATACCGCGTCCCTCACCATTTCGACTAAGCCAGCTTGGAGCTGATATGACAATCACACTTTTGGCCCCTGATGGGGTTGCGGTAACTGCGCAGCAGGAGCGTCAGGCTCGTGCTGCTGGGCATGGTGGGGGTTCCGGTAGGCAGTTGGGTGGCCGGTCGGGTTTCCGTGTCGGCACGCCTTCCACGATCCTTACGGCGTCTTCTACGACGTGGACGCTGGGCCCGTGCGCTATCCAGATTGATCCTGGTGCGGCAACCTATCAGGGCATGTACGGGTGGGCGTCTGACGCGAACGTGACGGGCGCTGTCACGGCGGCTGACGCTACCTACGCCCGTAAGGACATCGTTTATATCCTTGTGAACGATTCTACGGCTGGTGACGGTTCCGGGGCGGTGAACGCTAACCCGGTTTACCTTGCTGGTACGGCGTCAGCTTCCCCCGTTGCACCGACTGTCCCGCCCCGTGGATTCCTTGTCGGTACGATCACGGTCCCGGCCGCTGGTGGTGGTTCCCCGTCCGTGGTTCGTAACCCGGCCGTGTACGTTGCGGCCGGCGCTCCCCTCCCGGTATCTTCGCAGGCTGAGCGTGACGCGCTGAGCCTCTACGACGGGCTCATGGTGCAGCGGCTCGACATCACTGGGCACCCCGTTGAGACGTATGACTTGCCGACCGCAACATGGCGCGGGTCCGGGTTGCGTCACGCAGAATATGTGAATAACGGCGCCTTCCCCGTGACGGGCGGGGCGCAGTGGGACATCGGCACACTAACGCTCGGAACCCCTGTCTTCAACAACACATTCTCCAACACGGTGGGCACCCTGAGCGGGCAGGTCCAAATCACCGAGGCGGGCATCTACTCGGTACACGTCCGCGTGGTCCCGGACGCTAACCCAGGCTATTCCTGGCTGAAGCTCCTGGGCAACAACATCAATCCACTCTCGGAAGAGGACCGGCCGACTGGTGGCCTGTACGAGATTGACGTGAACCGGGCGAACATCTACCTCAGCCCGGGGGACACGATCCGGGGCCGCTACTTCGCCACGAACTCGTGCAACATTTCTTCGCGCCTCGTGGTTACGAAACTGCAAGGCTAACAAACCCTGCTGCGTGCGGCCCCCGGACTGGCATCCATTGGGGGCCGCACTACCCACACGAACAGCCTGATTAGGAGGCTTGCCCGCATGAGTAAAACACACCTTACGCCACAGCCCAGGGGGCCTGCATGTCCACGCTAATCAAGTACCTGCGCCCCAAGTTCCTTTGCAAGGTCCGGCGTTACCTCATGGACGCACTCCCGAAGGTGTATGGCCCGCGTGGAATGATCATGCTGGGCAAGGGCTTCATCTGCCTATGCTTCGGGTACGCCTACATCGGCGTCCTGCAAGTCGCCCCGTCCCCTGGTCTTGACCTGGTCACCCGCATCATGCCGTTGCCGCTCTGGGCGGTTGCATGGTTCATTACCGGCTTCATGCTTATAGCGGCGGCGTTCAAGGTGGATCACTCCAAGGCGCTTGGGGCGCTTACGGCGATGCTCTCGCTCTGGTCACTTACCTATGTGGATTACTTCTTCCGCGTACCGGTACTTCCGGACGGGCACGACAATACTTCGTACCTGTTCGCGGCGATCATGGCGGGTATGGCCGTGAGCGCCGCGGGTGTTGCAAGGATGCTCAACCATGGCAAGTCCCATGTGGAGATCATCGAAAAACCGGGAGAGGTAGCCCCGCATGAGTGACTTCCTCCGCGACTGGGCACCGCTTCTGTCCCTCATTGCCGGTTCCTCGGCTGGTGTTATCGCCGCGATGTGGAACCGCAAGTCCCAGGCGGAGGCAAATACGCTCTCCGGTACGGGGCAGGTGTTCAAGCATCAAAACACGCTGCTCCAAGATGTGCAGGAAGAACGCAATCAGGCCAAGGCGGACATCGACAAGTTGCGTGCAGACTTCGAGGCATTCAAGAAGGCCGTGCAATCCCAGTTCAGCGGGTACCGAGCCTACATCCACAGCTTGCGCGGGCAAGTCCACGACCTCGGCGGTATGCCCCTCGAGTGGCCCAAAGACCTAGACCAGTGAGGTATCAATGATACGACCTGTTGACGCGGAGATTTCGCAGCATTTTGGGGATAACCCGACACGGTATCTCGCCCCTAGTAATCCGCTGATTCTTGCGTTCGGTAATTATCAGCCGGACGGGCATACGGGCGAGGACTACGCCTGCGCTATCGGCACACCAGTCCGGGCCGTGACTGACGGGACCGTGCTGCACATCGGCTGGATGGGCGGAACCTACGACCAGAACCCTTGGTGGGTGATGCCGTCCTTCGCCGGATACTGCGCCGTCATCGATCATGGATCTTTCGTCGGCATCTACGGTCATTGCTCGGATGGTTCCGCGAAGGTAGCGAAGGGTGATCGGGTCACTGAGGGGCAGGTTTTCATCCTGTCCGGGAACACGGGCGGCAGTACTGGCCCGCACTTGCACTTTGAGATCCTGCCCGATGGGTGGGTTCTCCAGTCGAGCTTTTACGGGCGCGTCGACCCGGAGCCGATCTTCGCCAACACCATCAGCGCACAGTCCGCAACCATCACACCAGCGAAAGAAGAAGGTTTCCTCATGGCACTCACAGACAAACAGCAGGAAGACATTTACTGGTTCCTTTGCGCACCGGACGGCCGCGAGTACCTGGCCGAGTTGGTTGGCGGCAGGGCTGCGGATAAGACGTTGAACACGCCGGTCAAGCGTTACGGTTCCGGGCTTGGTGGGGAAACTAACCTTGCCGGGTTCCTCGCATGGAATGACGCGCACGTTGACGCCATCGTAAACGCCGTCTCTGCCGTTGCACCGTCCGCAGACCTTGGGGCGATAAAGACGGCTGTGCAAGAAGGACTTGCTGCGGGCGTGAACGTCAACGTGAGCGTGTCCGGGTCTGACAAGGCGGCGAGCTGATGTTGACGGCTATTCTGCGGACTGTTGTCCCTGCCCTTTGGGGTTCGGTGATTGCGTGGCTGATTGGCGTGCTGCCGATCCTTGCCCCGTTCAGTGACGATCTGCGGGGCTTGGCTGATGTTGCGCTCCCGGTCATCACTGCGGTGATTATCGGCGGCTGGTACGCGTTCTGGCGGTGGCTGGAACCCAAGCTGCCGGACTGGCTGACCCGCGCCGTACTCGGATCCGCGCACACGCCCACGTATGCGGCGGACGCAGGCAAGCACGTCGCGTAACGCAAAAACTATTTGCGTAACATTCTAGGTCTAGCACGCCTGTCAAGACCGATAATACCTCCCGCACAGATTAGAGGACTTTGATGGCGCTCTCTTGGGTCAGTATCAATGCCAATACGGGCGCCATCATCGCGGACCTACCCACGGTGCGGCCGGACGGTTCCTTGAAGCGGACCATCGGTAGGCATGAGGCGCAAACCGTTTCGTTGCCTCTTGATGGTGCGCCTCTGAACTGGCGGACGGCGACACGCAAAAAGTCCGTGTTCATCGTGGCTTTGTCTGAGCCGTTGGATAATGAGCCCCGCGGCCTGCCAGTGTGGGGCGGCATGGTCATTGATCGGACCACCAGCCACGGGCCGGACGTGAAACTGTCCCTGGTCACGGCTGAGGACTGCCTGAACGATCACTATGTGGGCGACGAAACTCTCACCGCGACACCGCAGAACACCATCGTCAGTTACCTTGTCGGTAAGTATGTGACCGGGATCCCGTTGCGTGTGGTCTCACTGGACGGCGCCAACCCTGCCCGTGACCGGACCTACCTCGACAAAGACGATAAGACGGTCTTTGCAATCCTTGATGAGCTGTCCGGGGTGAGTGGCGGGCCTGAGTGGACTATCGGCTGGGAATGGGTGGACGAGCAGAAGCTAGGCATGGTCCTGTACGTTGGTGCGCGCATCGGCATGGCTGCACCGGCTGGGCTTGGGCCTGCGTCATGGTTTGAGCTGCCCGGCAACGTGACGAGCGCGGAACTGGTTGAGAGTTACCGCCGCGGTGAGGGCGCTAACGATGTGATGGCTACGTCTTCGGGTTCCGGGGACGCTAGGCCGCAATCAAGCCACCATGTAGCGACCGGTGATGGTAGGCCAAAGGTTGAGTTCCGCTGGTCACCGTCAACGTCCATCACCGATATTGGCACGCTCGAGGACCACGCATCCAGGGCACTGGCATCCATGCAGAACGGTGCGGTGGCGCTCAGCATCACGGCGAACCGTGACGAGGTAACACCATTCAGCCTTGGGGATGATGTCGGGTTCAGCCTGTTCTCCCCCGCATGGCCGGACGGGATCAGCGGCTCAGCAAGGGCCATCGGCATCGAGTGGACCGACACGACGATTACGCCCGTCCTCAACGTGACCGGCATTGAAGGGATCGACTGATGCAGCCTGGACAATTCCAACCACGTGGCGAGGATGCTCTTATCCGCCGCTTGCAGGATCTTGAGCGGCGGGTAGCGCAGAACGAGGCCGCGGACCCGTTCGGACCTATGGGCATCAAGCCGCTCGCTGGCGGATTCGACGTTACCGGCACGCTGGGACTGCCGAGCGGCATTATCCCCACGGACGCGCTGAGTGACCCGCTGGTAATTAGTACCGCGGGCGTGAGTCAAAACAACTTCGCGGTGTCCACTGCCGGGGATGTGTTCGCAACCGCTACCGTGACGATCCCTGCCGGGTATTCACGCGCCGACATTCAATGCAGCGTGGTTGCCGGTGCGATCAACGACACGGCTAACCCTGACTATCTTTACGTGGCATCGAGCATCAACGCTGTTGGCGGTACGGAGACGCCGCAAGCCGCGGCATCCGGTGGTGGTTATTGCGCTGCCCCTGCTAACGGCATCCGAAGCCTTACCGGGTTGAGCGGCGGAACGATCACTGTTGGTTGCAGCATCCGGGCAGGGTCTGCTGGCTGGTCAATGAATGCCAGCAACTTCGCCAACATGACCGCCGTTGTGTTCTTCCGCCGCTAGGGCTTACTTGAGGTAGCCGTCACCTGCGAGGCGCGGCGTGGGCGGTGCGAGCTTGCCCGGTGCGGGCGCAACAGGCGCCGTGGTGGGGGTTGTCCAGTTCGGAGCCGGTGCAGGCGCAGGAGCGGGCGCAACGTAGACGGGCTCAGGGGCGACGTAAACGGGCTGCGGTGCCACATATACCGGGGCAGGCTCAACGGGCGCCATGGTGGGCGCTGGCGGTTCGGCAACGACAACATCAGCAGGCGCAACCACTGGTGCGGGCTCGGTGGTCGAGGTTGGTTCTGGTGCTGCTGTGGTCACGACTGGCTCCGGTGTTGGTGCGGGCGCTGCGGTGGTGGCCGGCGCTGTAACGGTGGTGGACGGTGCGGGTTGCGTGTCAGCGTTAGCGACAGCGAAACCTCCGAAAGCAATTGCTCCGACGATGAGTGTCGAGAGCCCCCCAAGAACTGCTGATTTTGTTTCCATGCACTGAGTGTAGCCATTTGGGCAACCAATTAATAGTCAGGAGTGACGCGAGTGGCAAAACGTAACTGGGCGGATGGGGTGTTGGGTAACACGCCGTTGTCCGCTGCCCGTCTGAATGATCTTGAAACGGACCTTGACGCGGCTCTTGTGGCGTTGGCTCGGGACCCTGACAAGTTGTTCGCGGGCTCGATCACGTATGACGCCAATAACGCCCCGACTAGTGCGGTGGTGAAGTGGCCGGATGGTAAGGACGGCACCTACGCGGGGACGGCCTCGGTCTCATCCCCCGGCGCGATATCGGCGTACACGATCACGCGCATAGTCAACGGGACAACGATCACCTACACCCAACCAGCGATCACCCGAGACGCCACCACAGGCAACGTCACCAACCGCCCACCCATCACTGTTAGCTAGGAGCCAGCATGGCGTATCCCTCAGGTGTTGTTACCTGCCCCGTGTCCATCCAGGCGCCGATCACGTTTGGTGGTGCGGCGGCGACAGTCCATCTTGAGGTGACACCTGGTGCGCGGCTGATCTGGGCGGCGACGGGCCAGACTCTCGCGGACTTCATCGAGCAACCCGCGGACGTGACAACCGGTTCCGCAACGGTTGTGCTGCCCACGATCCAGCCGGGCTTCCAAGATGAGGCCGGCAATCAGGTGTTGTCGTGGACGTACACGGCGCGGATCCGGTACGAGTATGGCGGGGAGAAGCGCCACGCCCCGTTGAAGGCGTTCACCATCCCAGCCGGGCAATCATCGGTGGACTTGGCCTTGGTGCCGTCTGGGCCTGCTGTGCCGATCATGACCGCGCCTTCCGTCCCGGTCACTTCGGTGAACGGGCAGACCGGGGCCGTGTCGGTTGAGGGCGTGAATTACCTGTTGTTGGCGCGTGACCCTGAATCGTTGTTCGTCGGGACCGTAACAAGGGACACGAACGGCGCCCCAACGTCCGCGGCCGTCGTCTGGCCGGACAACGTGACCGGCGTCTACACCGGCACCCCAAGTTCGGCGTTCCCCGGATCCATCGACGCCTACACCATCACCCACGGCACCACCACCTACACCCAGCCAGCCGTCACCCGCGACGCATCCGGCAACATCACCAACCAGCCCGCCATCACGGAGGTAACTGCATGAGCATCCTCGACCCCAAACCACTAACAGTTGCGGCAGGAAATGCCACTTATGCCGGCAACGCCGACGTGGTTCCTAAGTGGAAGGCCAACACGGTCTACACCGCGGGGCAGCTCGCAGTCTCCCCTACCGGGGATCTGATCAGCGCCAAGACGGGTTTCACGTCCGGGGCAACGTTCAGTGCCGCGAACTGGAATTACAGCACTATCACCCCGGCTGGCGTTGATACCAAGGTTGGGGCGGCCATCTCGGCGGCCGGCGCGCAGACACCACCGGCCACGGCGCTGCTGCCCCCGAAGCAGAAGCGCACCATGATCCAGACCTTCCAGTCCGGCCACGGCTACTCCTCCATCGTGGGCGCAGGCGGCGGCAGTGTGGCTCTGAACGACACCACGGACAGCGCCATCGGCACCCAGTCCGTCAAGGTCGTCACGTCCGGCACCGGAACCACGTCAAGCATCTACCGCTTCAACATCCCCACCCCGTTCGACATGACGGGCAAGCAGCTGGCGATGCTGGTCAAGTGCGACGACCCGACCCACCTCAAGACGCTGAACATCTGGATCGGCAACGGCGGACTTTCGGCCACGTTCAACTTCACCATCAACAACGTAGCCCCAGCTGAGCAGCTGGATGCAGGCGCGTGGATGTGGGTCACAATCCCCTGGCAGCAGATCAGCGGCGGAGCGTCGGCAACCATCGGCACCCCGGACCGGGCCGCGATCGCTGGCATGCAGATCAACATCGCGGACGACAACACCGGCAACCCCGTCACCGTCAGGGTCCAGGCCGTCGCTTCCGTCCCGGTTCCATCGGTCTGGACTACCGGCTGCCTGACGTTCGACTTTGACGACGGCTTCGCCACGCACTACACGGTGGCCCGGAAGGCGCTGGCGAAGTACGACTACAAGGCCGATGTCTACCCGGTGTGCGAGGCCATCGACTCGGGCGCGGCCTACATGACCCTGGCCCAGTTGCAGGAGTTGCAGAACTCCAACGGCTGGCTGGTGGGCGCGCACTCGGACACTTGGGCGCACCACAACATGGCACTGTCGGACCAGACAGCAAGCGAGTTGGCAACATTTGTGGCCAGCAATAGGAACTGGCTGTCCACTCGGGGCCTGCGGGGCTATGACTTCTTCGCCTACCCCGGCGGCAAGTCAGGCGGGGCCAACCTTCCCATCGCCCGGCAGTACTACGCCACGGCCCGCACGGTCAGCGCCGTGCTGCACGAGACGCTGCCGGCCAACGATCCGCACAAGCTGCGGGTCTTCGTAGTGGGAGCGGGCACCACTCTGGCCATCGCCCAGGCCGAAGTAAACGCCGCCATCGCGGGGAACTACCACCTGATCATGGTCTTCCACGATCTCGCCACGTCCGGAACCGGCATCATGACCACGGCCAATTTCGGGGCGTTCGTGGACTGGGTAGCAACCACCACCATCGCCGTGAAAAACATGGCGGAGGTCCTGGCTACAAGATAGTTACTTGAAGGCCTTTGACCATTCATCCTCTTCGTCGCCGCGGTCCACTACGTCCCGCGGGGGCAGGCCAGCGGCCCAACCCCCTGCAAGTAGGATCGCGGCGACAACCAGCGAGAGGACGGCGAGACCTTGGAAGCTTCGCTCGTGAGTGTCGTAAGCCTGGATGGCGAACAGTAGCCCGATGATGGCGAAGGCGATGCTGGCAAAGCTCAGGGCCTTCTTACGCGAGATTCCCCCAGAAGTCATGACGCAAGTCTAGGCCAGTGTGACGAGCTCCAGCTTCTTCGGCCTAGAGATTTGAAGCGATCCGCTCTCGCAGCAATGGACCAAGAACGGTAGCAGCGAAGGGTTCGGTCAGGTGCACGCTGTCCCATCGGACGAGGTTGCCTCTGATGAACATGGGGCAGACGTTGTTGAGCGAGCACATCCAGGTTCGCGGGTCGATGAACGTAGCACCTGCTGTCTTCGCGGCCTGTTCCTCGGCTTGGGTTTTCAGAAACCACTGGTTCGACACCACGTCGGCGCAGTCGGCAGGAGATGACGTGCGAGTGGCGCATGACGCGACGCTCTTCCCTTGAGGGTTGGACGCCAGGATGAACACCTGTGCGCCTGCGTCCTTGGCTGCCTTTATTGAGGCGCCCAAAGATTCGCTCCATTCAGGGATTGCTGCATCGGCTCGCGCTCCGGACCCGAGGTAATTGAAGTCAGCCTCAGAGCTAGAGATGAAAACGAGCTTAGGTTGGAGTTCCTG